TGTCAACCATCACGCTGCAGTACAGCAGCGTAAGAGGAAACAAGAAGAATACAAGTTATCCGTTCAAAGCTGAAATCAAAACGGTCGATGACCTGAAAAGGATTGCACAGTTCGACCATGTCTGCGGTGAGTACGCAGATGGCAAGAACACTCGCGGAAATGTAATCAAGGGCTACCGTAGTAAAAAGACTTTCCGAAAAGCGGACTGCCTGCCGGTGGACTGCGATAACACGAATCCTGACCCACTTGCAGAAGACATTCCGGAGAGTGAATGGAAAACACCGGCAGATGTTCGGGTAGCATTCCCGGATGTTCCGTTCTATGTGGTATACTCCAGAAACCACATGAAGGAAAAGGATGGAAAAGTGGCACGGCCGAAGTTCCATGTGTATTTCATCATCAACGCCATGACGAGTGAAAAGCGGCTTGCAAAGCTGAAAAAGGATGTTCGGGAGTATTTCCCGGCTTTCGACTCTGCGGCTCTTGATATGGCGCGATTTCTTTATGGTGTAGAGAACCCCAAGGTGGAGTTCTATGACGGAGATACGCCGCTGGATACCTTCATGGAGCAGCAGAACACCTTGCCGGAAGTGATTCCCATCGGTGAGCGGAACAGTACGCTTTCCAAGTATGCTGCAAAAATTTTGAAGCGGCATGGAGACACAGCGGAGACGGAAGAACTCTTTTACAAAGCGGCGGAACGCTGCGAAGACCCGCTGGACGACGACGAGCTGAAAACGATTCTGGGGAGTGCACGGGCTTTTTACCATGGTACGATTGAAAAATCGGCCGATTACCTGAACCCAGATGAGTATGAAGATATGGAATCTGGAAATGGCTCTGGGAAGAGGCCTGTCACCAGCGATACCATCAAACAAATTCTACACAGGATGAGCGTTTGTGTACGGCTGAATCAGATCACCGGCAAGGTGGAAATCGAGGGAATGCCGCCGCAGCACTCTAAGGGAAATGCTGCAAATGTGCTGCCGGTGTTGGTGACCGATTATCTGACAAAGCGGCGAATGCCCTGCACTAAGCAGACACTGGATGACTGTCTGGTGCTGATCGAGGATGAAAACCGTTATAATCCAGTCGAAAAGATGTTCAAGTCTACCAAATATGATGGAATCGACCGCCTTACAGAGCTGGCAGAGATTTTGGGCATCTCGGAGAATAAGACTTATGTGCTTTATTTGAGAAAATGGCTGCATCAGTGCGTTGCAATGGCACTGAATGATGAAACAAACCCTTACGGTGCAGATGGCGTTCTGGTCATCCGTGGGCCGCAGGGCGCAGGTAAGACGCTGTTCTGCTCCAAAATCGCAATGAAAGCAGAATGGTTCGCAGAGGGTGTCAGCATCGACCTAGAAAAAGGATTCGGTAATTCAGGCGACCAGCGTGTGGATTGCAGAGATGGGTGAGCTGGACAGCACATTGAAGCGTGAGCAGCTGGCATTGAAAGTATTCGTCACTGCATGCTGCGATACCTACCGTCAGCCCTATGCTCGTGTTGCAACCACCAAGCCGCGACGTACTAGTTTTTGTGCAACGGTCAACCCGCAGGAGTTTCTGAACGATGAAACTGGCAGCCGACGCTGGTGGGTGGTTGAGCCGACAAAAATTGATTGCAAAAAGCTGAAAGAACTCCCAGAAAGCTGGTTCCAGCAGATGTGGGCACAAGTGTATACGGAGCTTTATCTTCCGAATCCGCAGGGATTCCGCTTGACGGAAGAAGAGCGTGTTAAGCTGCAAGCAGACAATGAAAAGTACAATAAGCCTCTGCCGGGTGAAACGGAAATTCTTGATAAACTGGCGTGGGAGAGTCCGGTGGGGCAGTGGCGGTGGTATACGTCAACAGACGTGAGAGACGAACTGCTGTTGAAACCGCTGACACCGGTGCAGATTGGAAAGGCGTTGAGAAAGTTGGCAGAAAAAGACAAACGCATTGCACCCAAAAATAAAAGCGGCAAAAACTGGTATTATCTGCCGCCGAAGGATGAAAATCTGAGATATTATCATCATGTCGATGACTGTGAGCCCATTCTGGCAGGGGTGGAGGTGCCGTCAAACACCAGTACGCCGAAGGCGAGTTGAGAAAGCATTAGGTTATGTTAGAGTAAAATTATATATAGCAGAAAAAACAAATAAAGTAGTAGTACTACTATACTATAAGAAATATAGAAAGAATAGGAAACTACTCTAATGCTCTAACATTCCCCTAACGGGCAGGCCCTGATGGATGAGCGGAGAATACGGTAATAGCCAGTAAAGGCGGAAAGGAAAAAACGATGAGAAGTGCAAAAGAGTATCTGGAGCAGATCAGAAAGCAAAAAGAGCGTGTAGAGTATCTGGAACAGGATGTTCAATATCTGGATGACGCCATGACCAGCACGGGAAGTACTTCGTTTGGCAAAACAGGCGGACACGCAGGAAGTCCACAGGCAGGGTTTGTGCTCCTTGTGGAGCGGAAAGATGCAAAACAGCGGCAGCTGGATGTTGAGAAAAACCGCCTTGCCGAACTGATCGCAAAGGCGGATGAAGTAATCGATACAGTACCAGACCCGAAAATGCGCCGGGTACTGAAGTTGCATTATCTGGAAAACCTCAGTACGAAACAAGTTGCTGAGAAGATGAATTATACCGTTCAGCATGTCAACCGTCTCATGAACAAAGGCCTTGAGATGGTACAGCTTCCGGAAGAGGATGCGATTCCGGCCTGATGCGATGTGAACATTGCAGGAGAATGTGGTAAAGTTTCATAAACCAGCAACATCGGCAACAACGCAGCAACACAAATATGATGATAATACGCTGAAAAAAGTGCTGTTGCCAATGTTGCTAGTCAAAACCCTATTTTATTTATATTATTTTCTTTTATATACAATTTACTTTTTACTAGCAACAATAGCAACAAGAAGAAATAAATAGATGCCAAAAGTGGCAAAATCGTCGAAGCACAAATGAATTTTTTGGATATTTGCGATTGCTCCGTGAGAAACTAACTGGCAACACACCAGCAACATGAAAACAGAGCAAGAGGAGATGGAACGCTAAGATTTAATGCTCTGGGAGTAATGTGTGGCTATTGGTCTCTCTCAAAAAGTAGAGAGCAGATATTCACGAATGTTCAACGATATTACGCCCGAAATGGTTGCATAAGCGTTTTCGGCGTGATATTATTATACTGGACAAGTTGAAAAGGACAGCCTACAAAAAACAGAACACAACGATGAGGCCTTTGCAGGGTAACACCTGTGAGGGCTTTTCTATTGCCCGGAGGTGAGGTGTATGCCCAGAAAACCATTAAAGCCCTGCAAGTATCCCGGCTGCCCAAACCTGACGGATGGACAGTTCTGCCCGGAACACCGGAAGAAAGCAGACAGGGATTACAACCAATTCTTCCGTGCCCCTTCGCACAAGGAGCGATATCATACCGCTGCATGGCACAAGATCCGTGCGGCGCAGCTGGCACGGTATCCGCTCTGCGAGATGTGCATGGCAGAAGGTCGGTACGTTAAGGCAACGCTGGTGCATCATCGCGTGCCGCTGGCGGAAGGTGGTACGAATGCGCCGGAGAACCTGTGCAGCCTGTGCGCATCCCATCATACCGCGCTGCACAATAAAATGCGGAGAGAGGTCGATGTGAGCAGTACGGCAGGGAAAACTGTTTGAATTCGTTTGAAGATTTTGATTTCTGTTTGATTTTCTTTGAAAAGCTGGCAGTTTTCAAACGTCAATCTTACCCCAAGGGGGAATGCGAATTTATACGAAGGTACGATAGAAAATCGGTGGGCCAGTCACGCGCACAAAAATTGGATTTCAAAAAGTCTGGAAATGATTCAAAAACAGAGTTGAAAAGTGCAATAAAGCTACGCAGGTATGTGTGAAAATTGACATTTGAATTTTAGAAAATGTTTGATTTCTAGCACGAAAAAATCAAACAAAATCAAAGAAATCAAACAGAAACGGGGGTGAGAAGATGCCAGACCGAAATGGTGCAAACCGTGGCGGCGCACGGCCGGGCGCGGGCCGTAAGAAAAAGCCGCTGACCGAGCGCATTGAAGCAGGCCAGAAGGCAACGGTGCTGAAAATACCGGAAGTGGAAACAGCGCAGATGCCAAAGATCAAGGATTATTTCAAGGCTGAGCAGCGGATGGGAGAGCTGTATGCCGCTGAAATCTACGAAGAAACATGGCAATGGCTGAATGAGCGCGGTTGTGCATCTCTCATCAACCCGATGCTGCTGGAGCAATACGCCATGAGCGCAGCCCGGTGGGTGCAGCTGGAAGGCATCAACTCGCAGTACGGTTTTGTTACCAAGACTGCGCAGGGTGTTGTGACAGCATCTCCGTTCGTGGCACAGGCGCAGGCTTATATGAAACAGACCAACCAGCTGTGGTATCAAATTTATCAGATCGTCAAGGAGAACTGTTCCACGACCTTTGATGGTACACCGCAGGATGATTTGATGGAACGCCTACTGAAAGCACGTGATGGAGATGCAGAGAAAAGTACGGGAAGGTGATAGATTTTGCAGGATTATACCCCAACACCACTAATGGCTGAAACCTCACATTACGATAAGCAGAAAGCCGACTATGCTGTCAGCTTTATCGAATGCCTGCATCATACCAAAGGGAGCTTCTTTAATAAGCCGTTTGAATTGTTGGACTGGCAGGAGCGCATCATCCGGGATCTGTTCGGTGTTATCAAGCCAAACGGTTATCGGCAGTTCAACACGGCTTATATCGAATGCCCGAAGAAACAGGGCAAAACGGAGCTGGCCGCAGCAGTAGCCCTGCTCATGACCTGCGGCGATGGTGAGCAGCGCGCAGAGATGTTCAGTGCCGCCGCAGACCGGCAGCAGGCCAGCATCATCTTCATGGTAGCGGCAGATATGGTAAAATTGTGCCCTGCACTGGATGCGCGATGCAAGATTTTGTATTCCCAGAAACGGATCATCTACAAACCAACGAACAGTTTTTATCAGGTGCTGTCCGCAGATGCGCCGACCAAGCACGGATTTTCCATCCACTGCCTGTGCTTTGACGAACTGCACACTCAGCCAAACGATAAATTGTTCAACGTTCTGACGAAAGGCTCCGGTGATGCACGAAAGCAGCCGTTGATGTTCATCATCACGACTGCCGGAAATGACATTCATTCGGTGTGTTACCAGCAGCACCAAAAAGCACAGGATATTCTGGATGGCCGCCAGCACGACCCAACTTTTTATCCGGTTATCTATGGCGCACCCATGGATGCCGACTGGACAGACCCGGAAGTGTGGAAGAAAGCAAATCCATCTCTGGGCGTCACCATCGACATTGAAAAGTTGGAGGCGGCATGCAACTCGGCAAAGCAGAATCCAGCAGAGGAGAATGTGTTCCGGCAGCTGCGTTTGTGCCAGTGGACAAAGCAAACTGTGCGCTGGATGCCGCTGGAAAAGTGGGATGCCTGCGCAGCACCTGTGGATGCGCAATTGTTAGAGGGCAGCCCTTGTTATGCGGGTCTGGACTTATCTAGCACGACGGACCTTACGTCGCTGGTACTGGTGTTTCCACCGCAGGAGGATGGTGAGCCGTATCAAGTGCTTCCGTACTTCTGGGTGCCGGATGAAACGCTGGATCTGCGTGTGCGCCGGGATCATGTGAACTATGATCTCTGGGCACGGCAGGATCTCATTAAAACCACAGAGGGTAATGTGGTGGATTACGATGCCATTATCCAGTTCATGAGTGACCTCTCCGAAAAGTACGATATCCGGGAAGTAGCGTATGACCGCTGGAATTCCTCGATGATGGTA